TCCTGGCTGTGAATGTTCATTGGGTTGTTCTTCATGTGTACAGCTCCTGTGGTTAAATAAGCAGTTTGAATTTCAAAACGCCGCTCTGGACGGAAATGGCCTGAGCGATGACAAACTCGTCATTCCCAATATTTCCGCCGGTCAACTTGCCGGTGGCCGATACCTTCAGGTCGTCCCCGGGATTGATCGTCCCTTCGAAAACATCCGTTTCGTACACACCGCCGTTGCAGTAAATGCCGGGCATTTCACCGCCTGCGTAATCCTTGATCAGGATGCCGAAAGAACGGACCTCCGGATCTGTGTTGACAGAAAACAGGTCGTTTTTTATTTAACAGGAAGTTCCTATCCCTATGGCTTCCTCCATGAACATCATCAGGCGGCGGACGTTGATGCGGTCCACGGCCGAGGGCTGGCTTTGCAGCGTTTTCTGGCCCCAGATGTTGATGCCGGTGTCCGGGAAAACAGCAATGACATTGACCCCTTCGGGATAGAGCACATCACGTTCGCCACGGCTGGTCTTGTAGGCGACCGATACCGCGTTGAATATGCGGCCACGATCGATTCCTGCTGGAGCCCACCAGACGTAGGTCTTCTGGTCGCTTCGGGCACAGCACCCGGCTACAGCACCACAGGGAGGGATGTATTTCTTGCGGGCAGTGATGGGATCGCTGATTTCCAGCCATGGATAATAGAGCGCCGCGTAAGACGAGTTGAATGCCGCGTGGGTGTAGGTTCCCTGACCCTTTCTGAAATCAACGACCTCCAGCGGTTCAAGCATGAACGGCGTGTCGGCAATGAAGAGCAGATCCTTGCGGTTCTCTGCATAGGTGATTCCGGCATTGATGACCGGAATGGTTGTAACGCCGGGGACCATTAGCAGATTCAGAGCGTCGATCTCATCGAAGGCATAGAGTCCGGTATGCTGGGACGGGTCTCCGATGTAATCCGAATCGGTCACACCGGTGAGGCCGTTATCACCACCGATAAGCTGATAGGTGCCGTTGGCTGGCCTGTCCTCGGCTGTCCCGGTACTCGGAGACAGGTCGCTGACAGTGATGTAATCGGAAACCTCATTGATCATGAGTTCCACATGATTGGCCGACGTCTCATCCATGGAGAGGTCTTTGAACACCTCGACGATGTTGTCCTTGTGTTTGACAACGAGATTGTAGGCGTTGGCCGGGTCCAGAGAGCCGTCCTCGACCGTCACGGAAATACGGTCTCCCCATGTTCCGGGGTTGGCCGCATTGACCTGAAGAGCGGGTGCCGGTGTCGCATTGCGATCGGCAATGGTCATGGTTGAGTTCAAAGCCGTCAGCGTGCTCTTGTCGGTGATATCGGTGTAGTGGGCAACACGGCAGACATAGAGGATCGAACCGCCATTGTCGAAAAAGGCTCTGGCCGCATAAGCCAGGTATCCTTCATTGATGTAGGAGCCGAATTTATTGATGAACTGCTCCCAACTCGTTACCAGCACCGGTTTGTTGACCGGGCCTTTTTCGGTGATGCCCACCATGGCAGCCGCCGAGGTGGAGATCTGCTTTACATAAAAACTGAAGTCGGTTTCCCGTGTATAGATTCCGGGGGATAGATATGCTGGCATACTTATTTCCTCCGTTTCGTGGTTTTGGGTTCGTTGGTTTCAGCCGTCTCATCTGAAACGGAAGGCTGTTTTTCTTCCGGCTTTGAAAGGCCCACCAACCCGCGTTTTTCAGCGAGCGTAATTTCAGGTGAGATATCCTTTTGCGGAATCGAGGTGCGCTCACGCGGACCGAGATGCAATGTTCTGTCTCCGGCCAGATTAAAGGTGAGCGGTTGAAACTGAAGGTTTCTGATTTCAATCACTGTTCATCTCCTTTGGGTTCATAGGTTCGTTCTTCATTCACGCTGCCGTGAAACTGGAAAGTTCGGTCCTTGATCAGATGGCCGTTTTGGATTTCGCCATCGTAAACAGGACAGTCTTCAATGCGGATGCGTCCGGAGCTTTGCTTCAGATTGGAAAGGTTGACCCGGTTCAGGCCGCCCAGCGGAGCGATCTCCGTCAGGTTGAGTTGGCCCTGATCCGTAATGGTCAAAACGGGGTTGCGCTGGACAAAGCGGGAGACCGACTCCTGAAATTCAAGGAGTTCAACCTCACGGTCCACCGTCACGATCAGGTCAAAGTCGAGATGATAGAGACGCGGGAAAGAACACTCCTCGAACGACAGAGCGTCCACGTCCTTTTCAATCAGGCGGCTTTGGCTGCGGCGCAGTTTGTTTTCACTAACTCGCGGCCCTTGCAGAATGACGCTGGGTGTGCGCTGAACTTCAAAAACATCATCAGGCAAGACCAGCACGGCATCGGGATGGATGTCGGCTTTGACCTGCCTGATCAGTGTTTCTGTAACGGTTTGTATTGTGCTCACGGTAGCCTCCGGTTGTTTCTGCCAGATTACTTACCGGAAGCGCTGCGGATGTGTCGGATCAGAGAATGCCTTTCAGGGCTGCGCGATAATTTTGTTCGATCTCTTTGCGGTACTTCTGCATGACGGGATGAAGAAAGGGTCTGGCCGGAATGATAATGGTCGCCCCGTTCGGATGGTTGATGGTGGCTCCGTATTCCATGACAGCACCGATATTCACCATGCTTTCACCGTCCTTGTTGACGGTTCCACGGAGAAGACCGACAAATGCCTTGTCCGCCATGATTTTCTGGGTGATGGAATTGATCAGAAATCCGGTGTCGATAAGCGCCTTGCTGGAGCCTTTACGTTCAATGGTGCTGTCGGCCAGCTTGGCGAAAGCCTGTCCGCCGGGGGCCTGATTGCGGATGCCGCGTTGAATTTCCCGGACAAGAAACAGGGCATTGCGGATGGTCGCCTGCTGGAGGGCCATGGCGATCCGGGGACCAAGGGTGCTATTCAGTTTGGCTTTGGCCTTGTTCCAGTCACCGGTCCGTTTAACGCCCATGGATTGTCACCAGCTTGATGGATTGGTGGGTAATGACTCCAAAGAAGTGTTCTTCTTCGAGTGTCTGTATTCTGTATGTGATTGTCTCTATCTGGAGCCTGTCCTCCGGGAGCACGTCAGCTTCCGGCAGAACGGAGACGGTGGCATCGATTTTTCCGGCGAGGTCTTCCGGTGGTGTGTGGACTATTTCCACGGGAATCGAGCCGATTGGGCTGTATTCCTGATCGTCGCTTCCATACAGATTTTCACCGGGAACAATGCGCAGCACTGTGGCAGTGATGCCGGAGGATACAATCAACTCTCTGACATCCTTCACGGCCTGTTCTTTTTCCTGATCTGTCAAAAGCATCAGCAATCCTCTTCAAGGCAGATTCCCTGTTCATAAATCACAGGAGTTAGGCCGCCGGGAGTGATGATATAGCCATCCTCGTTGACCTCGGTTCCCGGCTTCAATGCGGCGAGCCTTTTGCGGTATTCATCCAGCAGATCCACTTCAAGCTTGGCCCAATGCTCAGGCTGCTTGGATTTGTCAACCCGTTTGTCGCCGCTGGAAAACGAGAAAGCATTGGCTGTGGCAGAGCGCATCACCTGACAGGCATGTATCTGCCCGAGCAGGAGAAGCAGTTCCCTGAGCTCACCGCTGATGTCCGGCAGAATCTGCTCGCCCTCGATGGTCAGCGTAATCTCCGCATCCCGGGACAGCTTAAAAACTGCCTTCCGGACGCATCTCTCCAGTGTTGAATCCACAAAGAGAGACGCATCCGGATCGGACAGGTCGATGCGCAGGTCGGCTATGAGCTCAGGAAGCGTCAACGTCAACCTCCGCAAGACGGTTCTTCAACGCGTCGATGACGGTTCTGCGTTTTTCACCTTCCATATAGCCTTTGAGTTTGGCCGGGTCGGCTTCTTCATTGACCTTGGATATGGCATCGGTCGCGTTGAGCTTGCTCAGATCATCATCCTGATCCTGCTTGCCCTGAGGAGAAGGCTTGTCAGCTTTCTCTTTGTCGATCTGAATCAGCACGCCAGTTTTCAGGCAGTGTTTGATCTGATCGGTCTGATCTTCAACAGGTGTAACCTCTCCGGGAAACAGCTTCAGCGCGGCATCCGGAATGATGAGAATGCCGGGACGGACATTTTTTATCGTCAACATGATTCCTCCTTCGGCATTAAACACCAAGTTTCACTCGGGCCAGAACGTCCGGACGGGTAACACCCTGACCGATTTCGGACCAGACCAGCCAGCCGGTTTTGAAGCGGGTCTTCTGGTCGATGGATTCAGCCTTGAGCTTTTCACGGACCGGCATTTTGCCCACTTCTTCATCCGGAATGATCAGGATTTCATCGAGAGGCATGGATGCCGTCAGCAGAATGCCGCCGGTGCCGTAGTTTTTGACCACGCCTTTCTGACGCAGCTCCAACTTGGTCTGAGGATCGAGATCCCAGCCGCGCAAATCATTGAAACGGCGACCACGCATGACGATATACTTCACCGACAACTCGAGGTCTTCGATGATGGAGATCGCCTCGTTAAGGGCTTCCTCAGTCAGCGTATTTCCGGCCACTTCAACAGTATTGGCAGCCGGAACCGCAGCCGACAACACAGAGATGGTTCTGCGGTCCATCTCTTTTCGAATGGCATCCGAGGCACTGGTCTGGATATCCATCAGCGTGCCGATGTTTCCGTTCTTGAGAACGGAGATATCCACCATTGGATTGGAATGGATGCGGTTGGTCGGAAACTCGACTTCATCCTTGCCGATCTCCTGTTCCTGCGCTTCACCGTCCTTGCTGATCCAGTGTGCTTTAACGGTCGGCTTTTTCTGATAAAGCGGACGTTCACCCTTGGGTAGCGTGTGTTTGGTCAGCAGCAGCGAGGAGATTTCCTTGCGCCGGATCTCCTGTTCGATCGGAGCGGCAATTGCAGCAGCCAACGCCTGCATCCCTTCCGGGGACTCAAGAGCTTCACTCATGAGCCTTGCCATGGTCTCCATGTATTCCTGGCTGTGAATGTTCATTGGGTTGTTC